TGCAAAGCCTCCTGGTTCCTGCATTTGACCAAGCCTACAAAGAATCACTGACGCTGCAGCGTATCGCCAACAATCGAGAGAAAGCTAAAAATGAAATACAAGACCGAGATGACGTTCCCCGTCGAACTCACTTTTGAAGTACTGCCGTCTATGCTGGTAGAGGACACCGAGCTGCCTGAGCAGCTGGACATCACCAGGATTTTGTTGACCATCACAGGCCCCAGCGGCAAGCCTCGCCAAGTGGACATCACCAAAAGTTTTTCAGAAGAGCAGATGATGCTGTTTGAAGACGAAATCATGGAGAACTACAGTGAAGATTCTGCGCGTTGAACGTAAAGACGAGGCCGTGGCCTGGGCCAAGAAGATCATTGGCATCGACGGTATGTCCGGCGACGTCACGGCAGTAAGCCTGCTGGACGACAACGACGAGTTCTTGGCCGTCACCGTGTTCTCTGCCTACACAGGGACCAACATCGACATGCACATCGCAGCACGGCCCAAGAGCCATTGGCTGTCACGCAGTTTTTTCAATGCGTCGTTTGAGTTGCCATTCCGGGTGCTTGAAGTACCACGGGTCACGGGCCTTATCCGCGCCGAGAACCTTAAGGCCCAGCGCTTTGTATCGCGTCTGGGTTTCCAGTATGAAGGACGCATGCGCAAGGCTTTCCCAGACGGTGGAGACCTGATGCTGTATGGGTTACTTCGTGAAGAATATTTAAAACATCCATGGAGTGAAGATGAAACTACGAGAGGAACTACGCGCAGTCAAGGAGATATACCCAGCGATAGAGTACCTGCTTGAAGCGGCTGCGCAGCGTATTGAAGACCAGAGACTGTGGCGTGAAGCCTGGATCAAATCAGAAAAAGAAGTTGAGTTGTTGACAAGTGAACTAACTGTGTTAAGATTACAGCTCAAACGTAGAAAGGAGAAAGAGTGCAATGACTAAAAAATCTTTGACCCGCGAGCAGCAGGTGTACAAGGACCTTGCTGCAACAGGCAAGTACTTCAACACCGGTAAGGTACTTATCGGTTTGTCTTATGTGCCCAAGCCCCCTCAGATGACACAGAGCGAGGAGCTCATGCAGAACATTCTGCTTGGCAACTTTCGCCGCCTGGTCAGCGACAGGCTCATGGTGTACATCACGGTTGCCCTGGTGGTGTGTGCAAGCCTTTTCGTCTCTTGCAGCGTATGAGAAAACGCAGCAAATACCGCCCGAAGACTGTGCTCCAGAATCCACTGGACTTCGTGCTGTCAGGACTAAAACCTGTGCGCGATCTGCCAGGCATTTACCTCGATGTACAGCTCAAGAACCGCGCAGCCCTGGACCAAATCCGCAAGGGCGAAGCGACCAAAGAGGACATCGACATGCTGATCGGCGCGTTCAATGTGACTGAAGCGCTGGCCATTCTGGGCAAAGGCCACGATTGGCTTGAAGAGATTCACCAAGGACAGGATGCCCTGCTGCAGCTATCAAGACGCGGCGTGGCCAACGGAATGCGGTTCATCATGACAGCCAAGCAGTGGGAAGCCCTGAAGCTGGTGATGGACCTGCATGAGGAGCAGCTGGCGCATGCCACTGTGTATGACATAGAAAAAGCGCACGACCATGTCCTGGCGGTTCTCCGCCAAGGCAAGGCCCGTGCAATCGTTCAAACTCAAAAGGAAGCAACATGAATAAGTCAGACAAAATCAGAGAGTATTTCCGTAAGTACCCCAGCGCCGAAGTGGCCAAGGTGGCAGCCAAGTTCCAGGCCCCCAAGCCGATGACGTACAAGCTGCGCAAGCAAGTCTTGGATGAGGCGTTCCAACCGCCTGCAACGGTTCCGATGCCCGAGCTTATCCAGGAAGACACCGACATCGACCAGACCCTGGACGAGCGGGCCAAGGACTACGGCAAGTTCAAGGATGGCGCTGCACTGATGCAGGGTATCAAACGACTGCTCGCGGACCACGCACGACGCCACGACAAGACGTTTGCCGATGACCAGTGGGAAGCCCTGGAGATGATCGTGCACAAGATGGCGCGCATCGTTAACGGCAACCCCGACAAGGTCGACCACTGGGTGGACATTGCCGGCTACGCCAAGCTGATCGCGGACCGCTTGCAGGGCAATGCACGGTGATCGTTGACGAGTACTTCAAACAGATCAGGTTGAAGGTATTTATCTTCTTCCTGGTATCTGTTTGGATTTTTTACGAAACCTGGGGAAAGTACTAGGCACAATTTGTACGATACCTGTATAATTTAATTTCCAACCACAGAAAGAGAGAAAGAGAATGAACTTCAGTTTGAACATTCACCGCGTCAAGAGCATACGCTTGAGCGCGGTTCGTCTTAACCAGGCGAACGCTACCCACTACGCTACCAGGGACCTGGTCATTGAAACCGATGCAGGGAATCTTGAATTGTCCTTGTTCTCGATATACGTCGACGAGGACAGTGAGCAGGAGCTGCTGGAGGTCAAGGTATGAGCATGAACACGCCGTTTCATTTGAGGCAGCGTGAGTTCAACGCGTTCAACGCAGAGAACCCAAAGGTCTGGGAATACTTTGAACGCTTCACGCTTGACGCCGTCAACGCTGGTCACAGAAAGATTAGCCACTGGCTCATCATCAACCGCATCCGCTGGGAAGTGGCCATGACCACCACGGGCGCAGACTTCAAAATCTCCAACAACCTCATTGCGTTCTACGCGCGCCTGTTCGTCAAGGTGCATCCGCAGTACCGGTTTATCTTCAATCTAAAGCGCATGGTTGACGAGCCATGGCACGGGGACATGCCGCTATGAGCGATCCAATTACCTATTACAAGATGGGCAGTGAGCGGATCAAGACCCGCGCGCCACGGACCTTGACCGCTGGCCTGGTGCAATCAGGCGAGGCGTTCCTGGTCATCGACACCAACGCAATGCGCATGGAGTTCCAGCGCCAGCTGTTCAAGCACATTCAAGACGGCAACATCAAAGTACAAGTAGCGGAGGTGGTCAATGACTGAGTTTGAATCCAACGTCTGCGGCATTCCTTGCATCATCAAAGTTACAGATTGGGAGCCGTACCAGCCCGCTATCCTGCGCGCCGACCCAGGTGACAGCCACCCGCCCGAAGGCGGTGAAGGCGCGTGGGAAATCTGCGATCTCAGAGGCCGACCCGCACCATGGCTTGAACGCAAAATGACCAGCGACGACCAGTCCCGAATTAACCAAGAAGTTTTTGAACACATGGAGAATCAAGATGACAGATACTAAATACAAACGCCGCACCTTTAAAGATGTGGCATCCGACGCACATGCCAAAGGCTGGAGCGAGGGCCGCGAACAGGCACGCAAGGAATTTGAAGAGGCCTACAGGCTCTTGTCCAAACACAGCAGCGACACCATGGCAGAGCTGCTGCAAGTGCAAAGCCAGCTGAACAATATCTCCCTGCGCAAGTTGGCCTGGTCACGGATCACGGGCCTGTTTAAAAGGAGCGACTATGCCTGATAACCACATGGGCCTGGATGAGGCCTTGGAATATGTCAAGACTTTGACCGAAGACCAACAGAAGATTTTTGAGCTGGCATTCGTTGCCGGCATGTCAAAGCAGGCACAGTCAAGTGTTGACCGCGCAGTTAACGGCATCACCAAACACTACACCGCAGGCTGGAACGCGGCCCTGGACCTCATTGCATTCGACCTGATTGATGAGTTCAAGACTGCGTTTGGCAGCGACACCTTAGCGGGCATCGCGATATGGATTAAGGAGCAAAAGAAATGAACTTTACAGAATGGTGGTCCCAATTGACCCAGTTTGAACAACGCGCCATCGGCGAACACAATGCCAAGTTTGTCTGGGAAGAATGCCAGAAGTACACCCTCATGACCATTGAGGACGCGTGCAAGGCCCAGGTGGCCTATGACCAGGGCGTGAAGGACGGCAGAGCACGCTACGAGGTCCACGTGGCCGGCTGGGTGCTCACCCCAGGCATGCAGCCAGGCATGATTTGGATCAGCGACGCAGGTGGCGAGGGCGGTGACTTTCACATCCACGAGCTGGCCGAAGTCATCGGCAAGTTTTACAAGGAGAAGTTTTGATGGACGACACACTTACCGGCATTGCGATCGGAGCCCTGCTTGTCGCATTGCTGTCCTTTTCGTATGGTTTTATTTCAGCTTGGATGAAGGATAAAAACAAATGACCGACTGCAAACACGACTGGCACTTCATACACGGCACTTCAAGACTGGAATGCCGGCGATGCAAAGCGGAGACCGGGCCAAGCACCCCGGAGCAGCTGGTTGGGAGCTTGCTCAAGTTCACGACAACTGGGCCATGGACCACGGAGCTGCCAACGTACGAGGTGTACATCCCGCCGAAACCTGTGGGTGGCTGGGTGATTGACCCAGCAGCGAGCGAGGGCCACGGACCGTGCACCATGTTCACCGTTTACCGCAAGCCCACGGACGAACAAGTCAAGAACACCGAAGCCATGTTTGGCTGGAAATGGAAGGACTTACCATGACACGACAAGACGCCGTATTGATTGCCGACGCAGCTGGCCTGTCCATCTTTGCGCTGGGCCGGGACAGAGAAAAATTCTTATTGGCCCTGGAGCTTTTCACCACCATGGTGGAGGCTGCCGAGCGCCGAAAGCTCGCGGGGCAGCTAGAGACCCTGGACGAGATGTACAAGCTGGCCTCCCGCCAACGCGACGAGCTGATGGACCAACAACGCGCCCAAGTCGAAACCATGCGCGGGAGAATCCAATGACACAAGATGAAGTTCTAGCAACGCTACACAAAGTGGTGGCAGAGAATATGAACTACACAACCTGGACTGTGTCCACGCCTCACCTGGTTGCACTGGTCAACCTAGCCGTTGAACAAGAACGTGAGTCATGTGCAAAGGTGTGTGAAGCCTGGCAAGAATGGGGTACAGATGGTGCGCTACTTGCCAAAGCCATCCGAGCAAGGGGGAGTTCATGAACACCCTGGAAGACGAGAAGCGCGTAGCACTCAAAACCGCCTACATGTTCCTGGACAAGTACTGCAAGGACAGGTTCATGAACGAGAGCCTAGAGTACAACATCCAGTGGAAAGACCTCTGCGTGACCATGGGCGCTATTGCCAATGCGCTCAACCGAGAGGTCAGGCTGCAAACGCTGGCCGAAGAGCGGATCAGGAAACGCAAGGAACAGAACAGAGAAAACAACGTGGAAGCCCTCAAGAAACGAGGAAAAAGGAAAACACATGACCTGTGACCACCAATGGCAAGAGTCAGGCACCAGCAAAAAACACGACTGGGTCTGCTCCAAATGCAAAATCCTCTACACCGTCCTGAAAGGCCTGGGCGAGGATAAGTACACTTACACAACCCATGGGACGGCCCGTGTCCAGCTGGACAAAGGTACATATACCCTCGAGAAACTCAAAGAGCTGGTGGCTGCCCTGGAGCAAATGAACCAGGCCGCACACGATTCAATGCAACCAATAAAGGAAAAAACATGAGACCCGCTATCTTTTCAACAGAAAATCCACCGCAGCCGATCACATGCGTAGAAACTCTTGAGTACATCAACGGCCTGCGCAGAAGAATCGAAGTGCAAAATGACCAAATGGAGCAGCTGGCCGCCCAATCGCAGGAGCTTTTGGGAAAAGTCCAGCACCTGACAGGGGAGATTGAGAAGCTCTCCCTGGACCTGGGCATCCAACAAGGAGATGCCGGGCCAGGGT